TCTCTTTAAAAATTGTAACTGGTTTATCCTCTTTTACAGCAGGGATATAATCAGTATTCAAGATTTCTGCTAAATTTTTATCGGTTTCACTCATAAATCACGTTATGTTCGGTGCATGATCAATATCGATATCAAATCCAAATGCAGTATTTGCATTAGCTGATATTGGATCTGGTTCAATTGTAATTCTATTTAACTGATAATCTGTCGCTGAATTATAAGAATATAGATTGTAAGCAGCATTCGAAACTGCTCCAGTGATAGTATTTCCAGAGGTGAACGAACCGCTTATATCACTTACAACAAGTATATTAGCTGTATTATTCCAAGAACTTACGAATCCTCTTACTGAAGCTCCATCAACATTACGACCTTGATAAACCATTTCACCAATTTTAAATTGTCCTGTTCCTGTATTTAAATTAAATCGTTTTGCTTCGTTACCTCCACTGTTAAACTCATAAGTATTCGCAGTAACTTTGCGAATAATTTCAACATTGCTCACAGGACCATATAGATAACCCTTCATGGTAAAACCTAAATTCCATTGTAAAATTCTTAATTCTTGTGGTGGACCCTCTGTTCCACCAGAATTATAATTTACACTTTGAAGAATTAAAGGAACATCAACTGGATTTCCAACACCTACCAAATCTAATGTCATCGTATAATCTGGATTAAAGTAAGGTAAGATTTGTTCAATTAGTTGTGTGCCATCCTCTGTATTTCGAACATAGATGAAAAGTGAAAAATTAAAGTTATATGGAGCAAGAAAGGTTGTTTTAATTGCTGTTTGGTTTAATGGTCCATACTGATTAATATATGGTGAAATTTTGCGAGTAGTATCGTAAGCGATATCGGTCAATTCAAATGACATACGAGGCAATGTGAGTTGAACACGTCGATCAAGATTTGGATCTTGTGTAATACGCGAATAAAACTTTTCTTTTGATAGGTAATTCAATGGAACTACAATGCGTTCTAGTTCAGTAGTTCCCGCTAAGTTATAACGAAACAATTTTAAATTATTGAACATCGAGCCGAAAGCAACGACCATCTTCCGCGTTATGCGATGATAAAAGTGTTGACCAGATAACATATTATGGCTCGTCTAGTGTTCCAAATGGATTAGATTCTGTAAAGTCTAGAATATTATCTGCTTCATTTTCAAGTAGTACATTCTCTTCAAGTGCATCTGTCTGATTCTCTTGCGGATCTACGCTAGTCATCGTCCATTGCGCATTTGATTCTGAACCTTTTATAAGTGTATTTGCTGCAAATGATCCTTTGATATTTCGAATAATTAGTTTTCTAGTTGGTAAATCCCAACTTGAAACGTATCCACGTGCTGTCGCTGAAGCCAAATTGGATCCCTGAAATACAATCTCGTTATTCGTAAATGTGCTCGAGCCACCAGCTTGCATTGTAAATTCAATTCCATATGCACTTAATTGCGCAATTATATCGATCTCATTTATTCCTGTATCGAAAATTTCACCATTATAACGTAACATCTCTAGATTTAGAGAGTACATATATGGAGCAACTTTTCCTGCCTGGAAGAAATTCTTTTCCTCTTCAACAAACTTTATCTCCATTATTTTTTCTTGAATGGGTAGATAAATTAAATCGCCCTCTTTTGGAAGATTCCGAAGTGTTTTAGGTATAACTCGTTCAAATGTTCTTCGTGCTACAGTCACACGTGCTTCTTTTTGAATTTGCAAACCAAATTTAGAAAAGAATTCTTGATTACCTTCGAAATCTTGAAATGAGTCAAGATACATATCGATCTTAAAAGCCTTTGTAAATTTTTTAACAGAATCATCGCCAAACAATCGATCTAACTCTGATTGAGATTCTCGAGGAAGATAATAAATGTCGATACCATGATTGCGTATGGATTCGATAATCATATCTTCAATCAGTAGTTGCTCTCGAGTCGCGCCCTGATTGTTAAAATAAACTGACGTTGCCATATCAACCAACGCACATCATTGGAGGCTCTTCAAATACATCGCGCAGTTTACCCTCGAGCCGTTGAATCTCTTGATCTGCTTCAGCGTAAATCCTTTCTCCATTTATAACCAATCCTCCAGGTAAAGTATAATTACCATATTTTTTTAGATTAGTTCCCCATTGGCGTTTAAATAATTGAGTTGTATACTCCTTGACCCAAGAATCATTATAAACTCTTTCATAAGAATCTTGATCAACTATTCGATTTGCGCGAAATAGTATGTACTCATTTACATTTAATTTAGAATCCCAATCTTGGAACAGATAGAGACGATTTGTCTTTTTATTATATGAAAATGGTACATCTCCTGTAATGATCATATCAAGCATTGACAAGTGTTGGCGAGCGATATAATAATAAGCATATGATGAGGCTGTTAAACTATAGAAATCGTTTAAGCGAATTTGATAGTTAACATCAAATATGTTGAACTCATTTCCGTCTAATGAAGATACCGAGGTGCCAGAAAAAGGAAACACCTGACTTACACCAATTATATTGTCACATAAGGTGATATACTTGTTTAAAATATCAGCATTCGTTACTTTATGCCCAAGGTACATAGTCTCAGTACCATCGTAGTGATAATCTTGGAATAGCTGCAAAGCATCGTCCATACGATCGTCGAGCTGATCGTCATCAACATTTATATCGATTACAGGAAAACCAAGATTTCGGAGGCAATGATCTTTAAGTGTGGATTTATTGGTAGGTTTCGCCATTTAGAACCTCGCATGTAGTACTATATTTAGTTATTCGATCAATCTACCCTCTCGAGATGTATAAATTCGATCAGGATCCATGTGAGCAAACTGCTCCCAATTAGGCTCGCCCTCTAATATTCTTTTACCAGTCGTCTCCTCGCCGATATGCTCAATTATATTTTCGCCTCGAGAATTTTTTAATGTGGCAGAATACATCTGATGAAAATGGTCTAGATAAACCATTATCATTCCTTCATTAATATTAAACTTCCAATAATCTTGGAATGGATATTCGATAATATTCTTACGATATAAACTAAAGATTATCGGAAAAGTCTTTGTATTTTTGCTATAGTAAAATTGCTTGAATTGCGTATCGCTCGATTCAATAGTTGATGGCTTCTCATTAAAGTACCATGGTTGTCGTTGTAAAACAACCGAGGCAATTTTAGATTCTGACTCGAGACATTCAATCAGATCGTCGACTTTAATTGGTTCTTTTAGAATTACGTCATCCTCTTGATGAAGAACGTAATCTACATCCATACCTCGGAGCGAGGAGAAGAAATCCGACCAATTTACCGATAGTCCTTTATTAACTGAATTTCTCCATATCTCAAATCTATAGCGTTTACCAATCAAATCAAAGATCGCATCATTGCGTGTTCTTGGATAATCATCGACAATAATCTTTCGAACCTCATGATTTCCATAGTCTAAATTAGACAATGAGTTAAGTGTCGGAAACAGATATCGAATCCTGTTGCAAGAAAAGATTACATGAAGAATCTTCATTAGTATTCTGTATTAAAAAAGAATGTTTGAAATAGTCTTCCGTTTTGAAGATTATTTCCGAAATAATCTACTGAAGCATGATACATGTTTCCGCGATATAATACTAATCGATTATATTTGTTCGAGACATAATCTGTCATATCCCATTTGGTGTAATCATATCCATCATACTGCGGCTCATCGTTATTAGATCGCTCATACTTCTTGTTCTCTTTCCATCGATATAGTGCAGTGCCAGCAGATATTGGTGCATCAGGGTTCAGATAACAAACACCAGCCCAAGTATTAAAACTATCTGCATGTATCCATGTACGATCTTTCGCCATGCAAATTTGAAAAGCGCCTGTGTATCCAGAACTTTCAAACCAATCTGTTATTTTTCCACTCGAGTGTTGAACAATTCCTTGAATTGCACTTTTCAAATCGTCTGGTAAATACGCTTTGGTTCGAAGTCCAGGATAATTACCTGAAATTTCGAAAGGTTGTGAGAGCGCATATTCCCTAACTGAATCTGGGTTTGTATAGAAATCATCTATAATAATAAGTTTAACTTTCATTTTATATCTAGTAATGCATAAATCGACCGTCGACACCATTCCATCCCACCACATTCCAATTAGTTTCTATTATTCGACTCTCATTTGGTCGTGTAAGATAGTACATAAGAGTTTCAATATCGTAGTTTATCATTTCTTTACTGTCGATGAAATGCATTGCAGCTTCATTTATCTCTATTATTGAATTTAAATTAGATGAACCAAATGCATACATAACGGTGCAATATTGTCTCAACATATCATCATTTTGTATCGCTCTACGATCGACCATCCAATAATTCCAATTGTCATTCCATTTAAACTGTAGGGGTTTCTTAAAGAAGAATTTATCTTTATTTTCTTCTGTGAATAAACCATTATTAAAATTATTATGAAAATATCTTCCTGTGGCTTTTATGACAAAATCATAACCTTGTAATTCCTTCTTAAAGTGCGTATAAAACGAGTTTAGTAGTAAACATTCACAATAACTTTTATTTGTATGTGTGTTTACTTTTTCAAATGCTGTATATGAAATTTCTTTGAGTGGCACGAAATCAACATTTTCAAACACATTAAACATTCTTTCATATTCGACATAGTCATCTGATGAATCGATTATCTTTATTTTTGCATCGGGTAAAATATTTTTAATCGAATTGATGGTAAAGATTGTTTGTCTAAATCGTTCATCTTTATTAAAAATAGAACGTGTTTCACTATATGTAAATTTACCTTCTCTTGGTTGAATTGATGAACCTACTACTACAATTTTATTCATAGAATTTATTTTTAATAACTTTCTGTAAATATTGATGGTGTTTTTTATGCACCTCTTCGTCAGAAAAATTTAGTCCCCACTTTCTACAATCATATGGTGATATTTTATCAATGTTTTCAATTGCAGTTAGTAATGATTTAAAATCGCGAATACGATAACCCGTATCGCCTTCTAATACAATCTCTGGGAATGCGCCCCAGTCTGTTGTAATTACTGGAGTGCCGCAGAGATTCGCCTCAATAATCATGTTACCAAATGGCTCAACGTAGTATGTTAAACCAAATAGTGCTTTGGCGTTCTTCATTAGTTTCATGCGTTGTTCCGCATCATTTACATATCCAATTACCTCAACATGATCAGGCACGTTAGAATAACCAAGATCATGCAATGATCCAGGTCCAGCTATTTTAAGTTTTTTGCCAAGTTTTTCTGTGGCTTGAATTGCTAAATGAATGCCCTTCTCTTCACAAACTCTTCCAAAGTGTAAAAAATAATCCTCTTTTGTTTCAGAGTATTCGAATTCTTCAATCGTAAATGGATTACCAATTACTGCATCAAACCACGAAGGATTCATGAGCATCCCTCGTTCGCCATAAAAAAAGTGCATCTGAGCGTAAGAGGTAAACACTCTATAGTCACTAAAAATTCCACTTGTTCTATAGCCAATAGAAGGCTCTACGGCAATACATTCTGGATTCATTTTGCACGCAAGTTGATTATCAATACCAAAAAAACATACAATAATATCACCCTTATCTGAACGTTTGCGTATTTGCGCGCCTGCACGTTCATTAAATAATCTTATCTCCACAGGCGTGGTATTAATATCGACATGCTCGCAATCCACTTGTGCACCAGGAATACCATAATGAACCATCTCATAATGTTTAGATAGATGCTTGATGTATTTGTATGCATGAACCGCAAAGGGATCTATACGATTCATCAACCCAGTCGGATTTCTGGGATTTGCTAAAACATGTATTTTCATAAAAAAATATTAGAATGTAATTCCTTTAGAAGCAAAGAAATCGTAATCAATTTGATACTTTTGCATAATTAAATTGCGCTCTTCTGTCGTAAACGGAACATCAGTATCTAAATTAATGTTCTCATTTTTGCGCGGTACTTCTTCTATAGTAACATCAAAGAACGAAAGAAGTCGACGTAGTTCATTATCATAATCAGCAAAATTTAAATATGTGATATCAATATCATGATCTAACCATCGTTTTTGATATGCTAATCCAGTTTCTATGGTAGCAGGAATAGTGTCAATCGAAGGAACTAAATCTAATATTTGATCTAATGTGATCGACTCTAAAATTGCTCTGGTTTCTTCCGACAACCATAAATAACTCTCAGGATAATGTCTATTAGGAAACAAAAAGTCATCATATATTTTTTTGCGAACTTGCAATAAAGCCTTTCTCGATTCTTCTAGCGTTGAAAATTTATTAAGAGCACCCATGTATGTGTGTCGTTTATAATATTTAAACGCCGAAGTAAATCTACTCACAGGATCTCTGTAAAAGCAAAAGAATTTATATTTGTCGAAATCAGGCAACTCAAATGCTTGTGATGCTAAAGTATAATTTAAATGATTTTGTTTTTTAAAAGTTACTGGAATATTTTTAAATGCCACCATAATTGAAGTTGATCCAACTTTAGGATTTAAAAACACACCAATTTTTTTTTCTGTACAATATATCATTTACCATTTACCTACAGGACAATTAATTAAATCTTGATTTACAAGATGTTTAACCTTTTGTTCACAAATTCCGCATTTGATTTCTTTTTCTATGTAAAATGCGCATAATTTACAGATATTAAACCGCTTGAGCGCGAGTGAGTCTATCGGATACTCTCTTTTCTCTACTTGCATATTTAGTTATTTAAATTTAGGACCAGAAACCCAAATAACAAGAGATCTACGAATGCCAGATGTGACAGGTGTTACTCGATGTAACATCCAAGATGGAAATGCATATAGCAATCCCTTTTGTTTTTTGGCTTTTATTGGTTCAGCTGATACAAAAAACTCTAAATCCCCACCCTCATACTCATTTGGATCTGATAACTGCAATACTAATGAAAGTTTACGTGGTGTTTCGCGTGATCCTCTATCAATATGCCAAGTATAGTGATCCCCTGCGCCATCGTATACTGTATATTGAAAATCTTCAACAAACCCATCTAAACTAAAATCGTAGAATTGTCCATTGAGATGTCTGCAAATATATGCTAATGAATCATATAACCAAGTCGTCTCATTGTTAAGTTGTATCCAAGAAGTTTTAGATTTTCTAATTTCAGATATAACTTTTCTTTCATTTTCTGTACCAACAATTGCTTCCTTTGGTCGCAAACTCTCACCAATGCGAACAATATCATTAATTTGAGAGTCGGTGAATCCATTTTCCCAAAATGTAAATGTTTGTTCTCTTGTCGATAAATCAGGCGATGGCGCAAAAAAGTATGTGCTCATTACTTTCTACTCCAAATAAAATCTCTATAAATGCTTTCGTGCGCTTTTCTTCTCGCTCTTGTTGTGTTCAAATCTTTATGATCTTTTTTATTAAATGGTCTAATTCTTGATTTTGTAATTAATCCATCTCGTTTAATTGGTATTGCTTGCACCATTGGAGTTCCAGCCTCAATCATGCCAGTATAGTTTGGTAAATGAAAAAAGAATGGAAAGTTAATGTATTCAAAGTAACCATCACAATCAACAAATCCTGACATACAAGTAAATTTTGGATCTTGACGATTTAATGGTGGCACAAATAAAACTGAATATCCTTTCGGAACTTTGATTGCCCACCAATTCAAAAATTTCATTGGTGGTTTCGGCATCATTGGATGCGGTGTTCGTTTGGTACTTATTTGATCAGCATTGTGATTTTCTACAAGAGTCCTTGTGAAAGTCCACTTGTAATTTACACCGCTCGCATCTGTATTTGTGATGAACTCCACATCACCGCAAAGTGGAATAATCCAACCAACAGACATTGCATCAAGAACAGGCGCACAACGCTTGATTGTGCTGTTCTCAATTTTATTTTCGCGATTAATTTTTGGTGGTAATTCTTTGTACCACTCTGGCATCATTTTGCGCGCGGGATATGGCTCAGGCATTGTGCCATATAATTCTTCTTCACACAAGAATTCAATTTCTGGAGTTTTAATTACAGACTTTAATTTCGAAAACATGTTCACCTCACCAATCCATAATTATATATGGATTATTTACATAAAGCAAATTATTGATTTGGCCAAGAGATCGTAATCGATCCTGTTCCAGCACCAGTTCCTACTGAAATTGTACTTGTTGCGCCTTGTGATACTGATTTTTGCATTGTAGAAGAAGAATTGGTTGTGCTAGCTGCGCTTCCAGAACCTCCTGGTTGACCAGAAGTTGCTCCAGTTCCTGCAGAGCCAGCATTACCTGCTGATCCATTTGAGCCAGCTGCACCATTACCGCCAGCGTTTCCTGGTTGCCCTGCTGCTCCTGGTTGACCAGAGGTTGCTCCAGTTCCTGCAGCGCCAGTATTTCCAGCAGCACCATTTGCTCCTGCTGATCCTGGTTGTCCAGCTGCTCCTGAAGTTGCTCCAGATCCTGCAGCACCAGTATTTCCAGCAGTTCCGTTAGCACCAGCTGCTCCTGGTTGTCCAGCTGCTCCTGAAGTTGCTCCAGATCCTGCGCCTCCGATAGTGCCTGGTGCACCATTGGCACCTGCTGATCCAGGTTGTCCTGCAGCACCATTTGTTGCTCCGCTGCCACCTGCGCCTGTATTGCCTGCGACACCATTGGCACCCGCACTACCTGGTTGTCCTGCTGATCCTGATGTTGCACCAGAACCGCCTGCACCAGTATTACCTGCTGTGCCATTGGCACCTGCTGATCCAGGTTGTCCTGCAGCACCATTATTTGCTCCAGATCCAGCATTTCCTGGTTGCCCTGCTGCTCCAGCATTTCCATTGGCTCCAGCATTTCCTGGTTGTCCAGCATTACCACCAGCACCGTTTGTGGCACCACTTCCACCACCACCAGTATTTCCTCCAGCTCCTGCTGATCCTGGTTGACCAGCAGATCCATTAGAACCAGCAGCTGCGAGATCGGTGCTGGCTGGTCCTCCTCCACCGCCAGCACCGGATCCTGGATTTCCTCCAGCACCTCCTGCCGAACCTGGTTGTCCGTCCGCAGTATGAGTTATTGGGATCCAAGGACTATAAGTCTCTGACATTCCAGCACCACCACCGCCGCCACCGCCGCCGCCACCGCCACCACCTGGTGTTCCTGCATTTCCTGGTGATCCTGGATTACCTGCCGAACCACCACTACCACCATTACCAGCTGCGCCACCATTGCCATTATTACCTGTATTTCCTGGCTGACCTGTTGCACCAACATTACCTGGATTTCCAGCATTACCTTGCGCACCACCAGCTCCACCAGCACCATTAGTGCCTGGATTGCCTGAATTGCCTTGAGCACCTGGATTGCCAGCAGAACCACCAGCTCCACCTGCACCGCCAGCTCCATTATTTCCTGGTTGCCCTGCATTACCTAGTGCACCTGGATTACCTGCCGAGCCACCAGCTCCACCAGCACCTCCAGCACCATTGTTTCCTGGTTGACCAGTATTTCCTTGAGCACCTGGATTGCCAGCAGAACCTCCTGCGCCTCCAGCTCCACCAGCACCATTAGTGCCTGGATTGCCTGAATTGCCTTGAGCACCTGGATTGCCAGCAGAACCACCAGCTCCACCTGCACCTCCCGCTCCGTTGTTTCCTGGTTGTCCAGTATTTCCTTGTGCGCCTGAATTTCCTGCTGCACCACCCGCACCACCTGCACCGCCAGATCCACCATTTCCAGCATCACCATTTGTTCCTGGTTGACCTGCTGTTCCAGCGTTTCCTGGTTGACCAATATTACCTGCTGCTCCAGCAGCACCAGCGTTACCGCCAGAACCGCCTGGAAGAGAAACTGTTGTAAATGTAACAGATGAACCTGCTACAAAAGTTGTTGCATTTCCTGCATTACCTGCGGAGCCAGCAGATCCTGCTGCTCCAGGATTTCCGGCATTGCCTGGTTGACCTGATGTGCCAGGATTTGCTCCAGTACCAGCATTACCTGCTGCGCCTGTTGATCCTGGTGTTCCAGAGTTGCCATTTGCCCCCGCAGCTCCAGGTTGTCCTGCAGATCCTGGTGTTGCTCCTGTTCCTGCCGCTCCTGTATTGCCAGCAGCACCTGCTGAACCTGCATTTCCTGGTTGTCCTGCTGAACCAGATGTAGCGCCTGATCCTGCAGCACCAGTATTACCTGCTGTGCCATTGGCACCTGCTGATCCTGGTTGACCCGCAGCCCCCGAAGTTGCTCCAGATCCCGCAGCGCCAGTATTTCCTGCCGCGCCATTTGCACCTGCAGCTCCAGGTTGTCCCGCTTGACCAATATTAGCGCCAGAACCAGCAGCACCAGTATTACCTGCTGCTCCAGCAGATCCTGCATTTCCTGGTTGTCCGCTCGCGCCAGGATTTGCTCCAGAACCACCACCGCCAGTATTTCCAGCATTTCCGTTTGCACCAGCATTTCCTGGCTGGCCAGCAGATCCTGGTTGTCCACCAGTTGCACCTGAGCCTCCGCTTCCAGGATTACCTGCTGCACCTGTGTTTCCTGCTGCACCTGCATTACCACCAGAACCAGGATTTCCTGATCCACCTGATCCAGCATTTCCACCGTTACCAGCATTACCGCCATAATTAAGTAAAGTTCCTGGATATCCTGGTGATGCAGGATTACCGCCACCTTGACCATAAGTCCCACTTGCACCATAATTTGGATATCCGATATTTCCTGTAGGATTGCCATTTGTTCCTGTGTTTCCATTATTTCCTGGTGTGGTTGAACTTGGTTGTGTAAATACTGACCAGCCACCTTGTCCACCACCACCTGCATTGCCGCCGTTTGCACCAGCACCACCTGCACCACCATTTCCGTTGCTACCAGCATTACCAGTCGCACCAGCATTTCCTGCGTTTCCTGGATTGCCAGCATTTCCTCTAGCACCGCCTGGACCTCCAGCACCACCGTTTCCGTTAGTTCCAGGATTTCCTGAGTTTCCTGTAGCACCTGAATTGCCAGCAGAGCCTCCTGCGCCACCAGCACCACCGTTTCCATTTGAACCAGGTTGTCCAGTGTTGCCTTGTGCTCCAGGGTTGCCAGCATTTCCTCTGGCGCCACCAGCACCGCCAGCTCCGTTGTTTCCTGGCTGTCCTGTGTTGCCCTGCGCGCCTGGATTACCTGCTGAACCTCCAGCACCACCTGCTCCGCCAGCACCATTTGAGCCAGGTTGACCTGTGTTACCTTGAGCACCTGAATTGCCAGCAGAGCCTCCTGCGCCACCAGCACCACCGTTTCCATTTGAACCAGGTTGTCCAGTGTTTCCTATTGCTCCGGAATTGCCAGCAGAACCCCCTGCACCACCAGCACCACCCGCACCATTATTACCTGCATTTCCTGGCTGACCTGTTGAACCTTGTGCTCCTGGATTACCAGCATTACCAGCAGTACCACCTGTACCAGCAGAACCACCATTACCTCCGACGCCATTATTTCCAGGATTACCTGCAGTACCAGCATTACCTGTACCACCTGTACCAGAAATTGTAATTCGTCGAACGCCAAATGGAATGTACCATGTTCCGTTCGTTGAAAATGTAACGGAACCTGCTTTTACTCTCGTTTTTCGAAGAGTCGTCGCTGCTAATGGCATTTAAATCAACCTTTTAATTAAGCAGGTTGAACAATCTTATCAAGATTTGCCATCAATTGAGAACTTTGAAGTTCTGTTAAACCTTCTACAGCATTTGTGGCTACATCGTCAGTGTCATACACACCTTCCCAATGAACGATTGGGAGTTTTGTGAATGTCTTATGCGACATTGTTTCGCCATCATAATAGTTCCAAGTGCCTAGAGCTGAATACAAACCTTCGAGAGTTGAATCATCGCTCCAGTTTAAATGTTGAAATGGAACATTGTTATCTTTGAGAAGTTTAACAGCATTCCAGCACTCACCAGCATCTGCAGTCATTGCAGTATAAACAGTGATCTTCTTAATTTTAACTAAATTAGCCATTGTACAATAACCTCCTAACGTCCAAGATTGGCTAGGGCATGCGAAGCGTAATACGTTTCGCCGCCATCAAATGTCATCAATGTAATTACATCAGCAAAATCTGGTTTTGATGAGAGTATTGCAACTTCACCAAAAGACCAGAAAACGTTTTCAGGAAATACAACCTTACGATTTCCCATGTTATCTTGCTTTAATATTAATGTGCAAGAATAACTTTTATCTGCTTCTGGCAAATTATCGAACGAAATATTTATAATATTTTTTCTCAGTGTAATATGAAAAACATTTGATTCTCGTAGATCAAGAATCTCAATATTATTTACCGCATTTATTTTAGTAATCTTCTCGCGATACGCTTTTAATACGCCTTCAAATGTATCGAGACGATTTTTGCGAAGTGAAACTACATTTCCGTCCATTTTATTTTCCTCTTATCAGTAAGATACGTTAGCCATAGCATGTGCGCCAAAGTATGTAGCACCATTATTAACAGTAAACAAAGTAATCACATCAAGTTTGCTGGCGATTCCAGAAGACAATGTAGGAACTTCGGCATTCGACCAGTATACAGTATTTGCAAATGTAACAACATTTGCTGCAGTTCCAGGCTGTCTTAGGATTAGCGTTAATGGGCTAGACTTACCTGAAGCAGCAACGCTTGTAAATGTAATTGCTACAGTTGATGCTTGAAGCGTGAGATCAAAAATATTGTTTCCAGAAGCATCAGCTGTAAATGTCGAACCAGTAATTGTTGCACTGTTTGTGCGTTCAATATATCCATACAATTCAACACCACCAGAAGCCATTGGTCCTTGTGGACCTTGAGGACCTTGTGGTCCAGTCACACCCTGTGGTCCTTGCGGTCCCTGTGGTCCTTGTGGTCCAGTCACACCCTGTGGTCCTTGTGGTCCCTGTGGACCTTGTGGACCAGTTACACCTTGCGGTCCTTGTGGTCCCTGAGGACCAGTGACGCCTTGTGGTCCTTGTGGACCTTGTGGACCAGTAACACCTTGCGGTCCTTGTGGTCCCTGAGGACCAGTGTCGCCTTGTGGTCCTTGTGGTCCAGGAACGTTCGAAACACCAGCTGGTCCTTGTGGACCTTGAGGTCCAGTATCACCTTGTGAACCTTGTGGACCTTGAGGTCCAGTCACACCTTGTGGACCTTGCGGACCTTGTGGACCAGTCACACCTTGTGGACCTTGTGGACCAGTCACACCTTGTGGACCTTGTGGACCTTGCGGACCCTGTGGACCTGTTGGTCCTGGGACGTTAGACACACCGCTTGGTCCCTGTGGACCTTGAGGTCCAGTATCACCTTGTGGACCTTGTGGTCCTTGCGGACCAGTCACACCTTGTGGACCCTGTGGTCCTTGCGGACCTTGTGGTCCCTGTGGTCCTTGAGGACCTGCATCACCCTTGTCACCAGTTCTTGCAAATGTAATAATAACATTTGTTGAATCTGGGAATGTTGTTACGCCAGTTGTGTGCGCAACAGGAACATAGAAGTAACTTGAAGTGTGATCATGCAATCCATTAATACTAAAGAATGCAAACTCATTAATGTTTGCACTATTTGCTAACTTAAATGTTCCTTTGATTGTTGAAGTAGAGTCGTCAATTGTTTGTAGATAATTAAATACATTTGCTGAATTTTGATCAATGAAATCAATATACAATGTTGTTGCTGTCGAGAAAGATGCGCTATTGAATTTTAAATTTGATGATCCAGGATCTGAGTTTGCTGTGTTTGTTAGATACACAAACTCAAATGTTGCGCCACCGAATTCGCCAGTGTCACCCTTTGCTCCTTGAGGACCTTGCGGTCCTTGTGGACCCTGTGGTCCTTGTGGACCTTGTGGACCCTGTGGACCAGTAACACCAATCACACCTTGTGGACCTTGCGGACCTTGTGGTCCTTGCGGTCCAGTTAAACCAATTGGACCTTGTGGTCCTGTTGGTCCAGGAACATTTGAGACACCAGATGGTCCTTGAGGACCTTGTGGACCTTCAACTCCTTGTGGTCCTTGTGGACCAATAACACCTTGTGGTCCTTGTGGTCCTTGTGGACCCTGTGGACCTTGTGGACCAGGAACATTCGAAACACCACTTGGTCCTTGTGGACCTTCTGGACCCTGTGGACCTGTTGGTCCTGGAACATTCGAAACACCACTTGGTCCTTGTGGACCTTGCGGTCCTTGTGGTCCTGTTGGTCCAGGAACATTTGAAACGCCAGCTGGTCCTTGTGGACCCTCAACTCCTTGTGGTCCCTGAGGACCTTGTGGACCCTGTGGACCAGTCACACCTTGCGGACCTTGTGGTCCTTGAGGTCCTGTTACTCCTTGTGGACCCTGCGGTCCTTGTGGTCCTTGAGGACCAGTGTCGCCAATGACACCTTGTGAACCCTGCGGACCTTGTGGACCTTGTGGTCCAGTTACACCTTGAGGACCTTGTGGACCAGTGATACCCTGTGGTCCTTGTGGACCAATGTCGCCAGTCACACCTTGTGGTCCTTGTGGACCAGTTACACCTTGCGGACCTTGTGCACCAGTTACACCCTGCGGTCCTTGTGGACCTTGTGGACCAGTTGCACCTTGTGATCCTTGAGAACCAGTCACACCTTGCGGACCTTGAGGTCCTTGTGGACCAACACCCTGTGGACCTTGTGGACCCTGCGGTCCTTGTGGACCTTGCGGACCTTGTGGACCGCGTGCAATTTGCAAAACATTTACAGATTGGCTTTGCTGTTTAACTGTAACTGCCATTATTTTGTAACCTGTGGATACACCGTGATAATACCCTCAATAAGGCGAGTTACATTGTTGCTATTGACTTCTTTAATATCGTAGAGATATCTTCCAGGGCGAATATTTGCAGTCACAGCTGAATTTGCATTTGCATAAATGAAACCATTAGCAGCATCAGCGGCTGTAATTGATAGATTTGCAGTAACAGAAGAAGAATAATAGGACTTGCGAATTGATGATGTGAATGTAGAGTTCGCAACGTTTCTTGTAGAACCGTCTTCGTTAATTACAGTAATATCCACGCCAAAGGAAGTTCCTTGGTCCATTGATAATTCTACATACTGCGCCATCTATCATATCCTATTTTTTTATATTTATTGAGTTTAATTCGCTTTTCTTTCTAGCATATAGTCGAAAAGTTTTGATTTCATTCTTAAACGTTTTCTAACTTCATCTGGCTCTTCATACTTCATATTTAATTTGTTTAAGGCTTTTTTACGTCTATTAAGTTTAGCCTCTAGTTTGCTTGTATCTATGCATCGAATCCACTTATATCCTTTCCAAGAGTCTTCGTTATCATTATCGGCAAACTTACTGAAAACTTCTGAATATTCTACCTTCTCGCTATCTGCTAAACATTTATCATATGGTGCGCATTTTTCGCAAACATCATCACATCCTTTAATGTGAATCTGCCAATTTGTCTTTCTAAAGCCATGATAAAACAAAGTCCATGAACCAGGAATACATGATTTTAATTGATGAACATCGTCCTTTGTTCTAAAAACAAACTCACCTTTTTTGCGATTATAATCTTTGCCATTGAATGTTTCTAGATATCCACCCTTTAAAATGTAGGTTACTGTTGCCCAAGGATGATTATGATCGTATCCACCGTCAGTATATTTTTCTACAGGAAAGTAATGTAACCATACATTAGGTAACCATCTCATTCCCTTCTTTTTGTCTTCATCCTCTTCAAAATAAAACAAATAGTATCTATGCGCTAAAATGTTACCGTAAAAATCAACAAATACTTTTTTTCTTCCAATCTTCTCAAGAAATCGCAAAAACAAATTCATTTTGTAAACCTCACAATTTTTACTCGTCGCGCATTATTATTTGTAACATTTAATGTTGCATTCACAAACTTATACATACGCTTACTTCTTAAAATCTTTTCTCCACTATTGAGTGAATCAGAAAACAATAAAAAGCAAGATTCAACTTCTGGTCTTGATAATGTGATTGTTTCTCCAGATTCTATGGTTCTATTCATAAAAGTATATCTTGAATATGATCCATTTAATCTTGTAACACATAACATTTCTGCATCTTCGGAATTGAGAATAACTTTTGCTTTTGGTGAAGCAATTTGCCATCTGATGTGATTATCCACCCACTCACTAGACTGCCAATCAGTTGTGATGTCAGCATACAACTTATTATTCGCCATATCCTTTGTAAAGGTATAATTTGTAAGTGCTGGTGAAATCGTTGTTAGATAATTGTCTACTTCACTTTCAGATATCTGCCCTGATTTCCATTCCCACTCAGCTCTAATGTTTCCACTTAAAAATAATTGCCCATTAAAACAACTAACGACATTTGCCAGTGTTGAGTGTGGATTTAATGCGCCAGCAGAATGATGTGCGCTGGCGATGCTGTCGCGCATAATATATTTGCCAATGTTTCCTGGTTCAAAATGAGAGACTAAAAGTTCATCATCGTACAGACCAAGAATTTTAGGAGTTATATTGGATTCAAAAGCCATTATAATTCCTCTGCTTCAGTTTCTGGATCAGTGAAAGGGGCTTTGATATAACTCTTCAATGGAAGATTAATTGTTGTCTCGTCGCCGTTGTCCCATTGCAGTGTGGTATTTGCGCTATTATTTTCTGTATTTGCTGACATTAGTATACCAACACTCCATCAGCATAAAAGTTTGGACTTGTTTTAAATTTATTATTAAAGGTGTAGACTGTATCAAAATGATCAATTCGTACAATTTCATCTACCTGGATTGAATTATTGTCTTTATCCACAAAGTTGTCGCCAACTTCCACCATCTGAACATTAGTTAAACTCTTGTACCCATTCATTGTGAGTGCAGGATTCATCGAACAATATCCTTTACCAACTACAAAAAATGGATGATCATGTGAAGCACGTATTTCTTTTCCATTTGCTAGAGTATACTTGTACATCATTCTATTCACGCGTGTAATTAATTCCTCAACTTCATTAGTTTCATGCTGCTGAGTTTCTGGATTATATGATAGAATTTGATCACCAACCTGAATTTGATTAATATTTTTTTTTGATAAATCAGCCATTGTAACTTCAGTATCATGTGTAAAACAACAACCGCCGCCGCCTCCGCCGCCGCCGCCACCGACGCCGTCAGGTATCGCGCCACCATCATTAAATCGTAATCCAATTGTAAATGTTCCGCTGGCTGGTAGATTAAACGGTTGATTCCAATAAATCTCAGCACCACCTGTACCATATCCATTCACTGTGCTTGTAATTGTTCTTTGAATATCTTGTGTTGCTAAAATATTAATGTTACCGGCAGGATAATTTTCAAATGCAACCCACATAAACATCACTTCTGTACCATCACCATAATTAAATGATATAACAGAAGCCACATTTTGAGTAATACTAGTATTGGCTATTACAATTTGATCATCAATGCTTCCATGCAAATATTCAGTAAACCCAGTTTGATTTCCAAATTTTTGATCATAAGAAGCAGAAGTAACGGTTGCTCCATATGATCTATAAAGATCACTCATTCTAACATCATTATTAAAACCGAGTCCAAGTCTATTTGCAGCATCACTGCGCAATGCAACCTGACCTGAAAATGATTGCAGGATCTCCAATCTGAGTGAACTCATGCTGATTTGTCCAGAGGTTGGTGTCATCGATCAGCCCTTTTGAATCAAATCCATTAATGCATCTTGTTTCTTGTCAATATCTTTAATGGCTTCAATAAGTAGTGCAACGATCTTATCGTACTTAACAGCAAGAATTCCATCTGGTCTTTCAGCTACAACTTCTGGTAGCACTTGTTGAATGTCCTGAGCGATAACACCAATATCTTGCTTACGAACAAAATATCCATCTTCACCGCCGCGTCTTTGAACTTCTTCTTCATTCCAATCATAACGAACACCATTAATCTTCTTCAGAAGTTCAAGAGCATTTTCGATGTTGCGAATATTTTCTTTGAGTCGACGATCAGAGGAATAATATGCAATCACATCACCAGAAGAACGAATTTCATTCGATGCAATAGATGTAGATGATGTACTAACGATCAATCCACCAAAATAAACATGATTGGTTGTGTTTGCAGCTCCAGCTGGACCTTGTGGACCTTGCGGACCAGTCACACCTTGTGGACCTTGTGGACCAGTCACACCTTGTGGACCTTGTGGACCAGTCACACCTTGTGGACCTTGTGGACCAGTCACACCTTGTGGACCTTGTGGACCAGCAGGACCTTGTGGACCTTGTGGACCAGTCACACCTTGTGGACCTTGTGGACCAGCAGGACCTTGTGGACCTTGTGGACCAGTCACACCTTGTGGACCTTGTGGACCAGTCACACCTTGTGGACCTTGTGGACCAACACCCTGTGGACCTTGTGGACCTTGTGGACCAGTCACACCTTGTGGACATT